ATGTACTATCGTCGCTGCCTGTTGGCAAATAACTACTAGGAATACGTAAGCCACGAAACATTTTATTAGTAAAGAAACGCAGGTCTGTAATTTCACCTAAGTTACTACCGCCCGGCAATGCTTCAACTGTTGAACCACGCCCTTCTGCACCAACAGGAAAGAAAAAGTCTTCGTTTGTTGATAGTGGGTTGTACGTAGCATCCATCATGTTTTGTCCGCCACCTGTTTGTGTTGGTATACGACGTTGATGCACTTCATTTTTAATACGATCTACAAAGGCCATGGCCATGTGTGTTGGCATATTACCTACATCAATTTTAAATATACGACGTTCCGGTGCACGTTGTACGCGGTAGATAATGATAGCATCTTCTAACAGTTCTTTTTGTTTAAAGATTTTAAATATGCTTTCAAGAATACTAGTACCAAACGGCCAGTTTACATCTAAGCCTTCTGTTAGACTAATATGCACCACATGTTCTGCATCTAACACTGCTTCGTTTTGTGCATGACTAAAGCGTGAACCGCCACTGTACGGAACATTAGGTTGTACATACGAACCAGAGCCGCCGGACCCGCCTTGTTGTGGGTGATTAGTATAAGTGTCACTTGAGCTTAATGCTGTTGCAGTTAAGTTTTGAAAGTTAAGATTAAGATTCTTAATTACATATTGCTCAGGATCTTTTCCTTCTGCTTCATTAACAATAACTTTGATTACACTGCCCATTTCTGTCCAGTATAATTTAAATGTTTCTGGGTCACGTAAAAATACTTGGTCGCCGTATTTTAATGTATTACGTACAAGTTTGAATAGACGTTTGTTTAATTGATTTAGATTAACCCATTGTAGCAATTGATCTTTAAGTAGTTTGATTTCGTTATCTGTTGGTGTTTCTTTAAAATATAAGTCAAACCCTGTGCCGTTTTCTGTATTTGGTTGTGTGCAGAATTCTGCAATAATATCAAGTGCGGCATTAACTTCACTGTCCATATCCATGGATTCATATTGATTATAACGTTCTGTGCGATTTGGATGCCCTACATACACTTCAGGCAATTGGCTTTGATAGTTACGATAGCTTGGGTCTGCTGAATTGTTAATTCCGCTAATTGGACTTAGTTGTCCGCCAGTGTTTGCAGTTCTGAAGTGCTTTTTCCATGACATAGTTATATTCTCTTTACGATAGTGTATTTATAGCTTAGTAGCTGTTCTGTAAAATTCCTGACGACAGGGTGTTGTTTTTATTCATTGCTAATAGTATATTATTTAAAATTCCGGTATGCTCATGCAATGTAGCATTTAACGAGCTACTATCTAGTTTAACCGGAATTGATTTGTTATCCGGTAACGGCACAACTGCTTCAGTACCGTGCAATAATTCGTGATATCCTGATGTTGGTCCAACTGAAACACCACCTTTTGCCTGACCTGTTTCTTTTGCAGTGTTAGGAGTAGGAACTCCTGTTGTTGCATCTGGTGTAGTCGGTTTTGCAGTAGGCAAGGCAAAATATTCAGCAGTTCCTTTGATATTTACAGGATTGTAACGTTTAGTCTCTAGCATGTTTGCCTTGCTAGTTGGATCTTCTGCTTGTGATTTTTTAATAAACTCTTGATTAAATTTTAACGTAGCAGCTTGCTTGTCTTCTTCCGTTGCATGATCACGTAAACTGCCAAGTACATCTTGTAACCCATGTGTATATGCTAATTTTGCTGCATTTACTTTCTCTTCTAGTTCCTCTGATTTTTTTAATGCTTCTTTACGTGCTTTAATTTCAGCAGCAACTTCTGGTCCTGCATAAGTATCAGCAACGGAAAAATCTGTTCCAGCCGCTTTACTTAATAGACCACGACCAGATGGTAACTTGGCTTGTGATTCTGCTAGTGCATCTTCATTCTTCTCACGTTCTTCTTTTAATCTATCTATTTTTGTTTTTTTTGCTGTTCCATCAGCACCGGGCATGCCCATCATATCGCCAAATTGCTTCATAGTTATTTTGCCAGATGCTAATTGCATTGCAGCCGTTACTATTGTTGCAGTTTTTGCTGTGGCATCACCAATTGCTGTTGCATACAATGGCATTAATTCTGTAGCTAAGTTAGCCATTTTCATTTGAAAAGCAACTACTGCATCAGTTGCTTTTACAAATCCTTTAGTAACTGGATCTTGTGTTTGCGCATTTTTTTCAGTTGCTGTCGCTGATGCATCAACTGCATCAGCATTATATAGCGCAGAAGCAGATACTTGATTCATAGCAGTAGCAAATTCGCTAAGTCCGCCAGCCATTTGATTTGCGTATGCTATTGCGTTACCTTGGGAGGCATTTAATGCTCGTTGTGATTCTCCTGCAGCACTAGCTCGTTTTAATGTTTCATTTTGAACTTGCGTGGCCGATTTACTTGAATCTTTTACACTATCAAATGTACCTTTAATTAAATCTTCTACTTTAGAATTTTGATTCATTATTACATTAGTTGTAGCGTCGGATATTGCTTGGCCGCCAGATGAAACATATTGTAAAAATCCTTTCTTGGCATAATCGGGCATAGCTGCATACGCTTTTATAAATTTTTCTTTTTCTTCAGGTTTTAATTGAGCCATAATATCTGATTGTAACGATGCAGCTTGAGCGTCTTCCATGGCTTTTTTAGCATCTTTACCAGTAATGTCAGCTAGTACTTTTAAATCTTTAGCATATTGAGCAGTCCCTTGAGCTAGCTCAGTATCTGTCATATTTTTTAAACGACCTGCAGTACGTTGATTAGCTGCATATGATGCCATTAATTCACCTTGTTGCTCATAACTATAACCTAACGCTAGCATCTCGTCACGTAATTTAACTCCACTTTTACCAAACGTAGTAGTCAGAGCCCCCATACCTCTGCTTAATTTGTGCGTCGCTTCAGTTACACTTAGTCCCATACCTACTATTGATTCTCGACTGCTACTAATAACTTTGCCAAATTGTTCAATTCCAATTCCACTTTCATTTGCAACTTGACGCATTTCAGTCATACCGCCAGCAAAACTTGCACCTGATTTAGCAAAATCTGCCATAACTTTAGTAGTCATCTGGAATTCAGCTGACATCATTTCGTTACCAGCTTTTAATACAGTTGTGCTAAGATCAATAACTTCTTTTGCTACTGCTGCCATTCCATCGACACCACGTTGCAATCCACCGCCGATTAACGGAATAGCCCCAACCAATGCTCCACCAAATGCAGATACTGCCTCAACTCCGATTTTTAATCCAGCACCTAATAGATCGATACTAGTGTTTAATAATGCGGCACCTACGGCGATCGGATTAGCCGCATTGTCATTAAAGTTTTTAGCAAAGCCCACTGCAACACTAGTAGCAGTTAATGCCAAGGTTGCGGCAAATCCACCTAGATTTTTTACAGTTTGTTTACTAGCATCTGCTAATTCATCAACTGCTTTAGCTCCTCTACCCGATGAACTTTTTGCTTCGTCTGCGGCACTGGCTAATTCGTCTTCAAGGTCTTCGAGTCCTGTCTTTACCTTAGACATAGCTTTTGCAGCATCTTCGTTGGCTTTTTTAAGTTTTTTCTCTTCTGCCTGCTTGCTTTTGTCAGATTTACTAACAGCCGCAAGAATAGCCTGCATCGTATCTTCTTGCGCAGCTCCCTCGACACTAACTTCACCAACTCCAGGAATCTCAATTTTAATTGCCATGTCTATAGTTCCAAATAAATATAGAGTAATACATAGTATATTTATGGAGTTCAAAACTGTATGAGTAATTCAATTGCAAACAACCCCCTTGCTAATCATTTTAGACAACCAGCAATTTATTTAAAATTGCCAAGTGGCGGTAAGTTTTATCCTCAAGGAACGTTAGATATATCGTTAACCGGAGAGATTCCAGTTTACCCAATGACTATCAAAGATGAAATTTTATTAAAGACACCGGATGCACTAATGAACGGTGCAGGTATGCGCGACATGATAGCTAGTTGTTGCCCATCTATTAAAGACCCTTGGAGCATACCATTAGTTGATTTAGATTCAATTTTAATTGCTATTAGATTAGCTAGTTACGGTGCCGGAATGGATATGTCTAGCACATGTACTCACTGTGGTGAAGATAACGAACATACTATTGATTTGCGAGGTGTATTAGACAACTTATCACCGTTAAAACAATACAATGATTCTAATGTGTTAAACGGTTTATTATTTAAACTCAAGCCACAAACATACAATGATTTAAATAGAGTAGGGCTAATATCATTTGAACAGCAAAAATTAATGAATGTTATTTCTAGTAGTGAGTTAAGTGACGAAGACAAAAAAGCAAGATTTCAAGAATCATTTAATAAACTAACAGATTTAAACATTAATACATTAGTTTCGTGTATTCAATCTATTACTACTGAAACAGGTGCTGTTGTTGAGGAACCTATGTTAATACAAGACTTTCTAAACAACACTGATAGAAAGACGTACGAAGGTGTAAAAGAATTAATCGAAACTACAGTAGTTGCTAATGCAATGGAGCCAGTGGAATTAGTATGTGCTGACTGTCACGAAAAATATAAAGTCAAAGTGGAGTTTAATCAATCAAGTTTTTTCGCATAAGGCTTTTGCTCCTATCTAACGAGGAAATCGAAGCTGAGTTAGATAGCATGGAAAAAGGAGCAAAAGCCTTTAAAGACGAAGCACTTAGATTATGTTGGTATATGCGTGGTGCATTGTCGTACGACGATGCTATGATGCTAGGGATTATTGATAGAGAGATTATTAATAAGATTATTAAAGATAATATGGAAACGACCCAAAAAAGTGGCCTCCCGTTTTTCTAAAACATAAGTAATCCACATTTTTAAGTAAAGCAGATAAATAAACATATAGGAGATTTATATGTTTATCGAAAACAAATATAAGCGGTGGTATGATGCAATTGTTAGTAATGCGCAATTGAGATCAACACCGCTTTCTTACAGTGAAAAGCATCATATCATACCAAAATCAATCGGAGGACAAGATAGCAAGAATAATCTTGTTCATTTGTCGGGGCGCGAGCATTTTATATGTCATTGGTTGTTAATTAAAATAACAACAGGTAGCAATCGTGAAAAAATGATATATGCATTAAATGGTATGCGACGTGTATCACGCACTCATCAACAAGAACGATATATTACTAAAATTACCAGTCGTGTATTTGCCAATCTTAAAGAAGAATTTAGTAAAATACATTCTGCTCGACTTACAGGTCGCACCATGTCTACAGAACAAAAAGCTAAAATATCTGCAGCAGGAAAAGGAAGAATACAATCTCAAGAAACTATAGATAAACGCAGTGCATCTTGTACAGGTAAAAAAAGAACACTCGAACAGAAAGAACGTATGCGTATTGCACAACTTAACAGAAAGGAAAAAACTTTAGAAGAAAAATTAGTTATTGCAACTAAAATATCAGCTAATCGTAGTGGTAAAGGAATAACTGCAAAATCCACAGAGCATAAGGCTAAATTAAGTTTAGCAAATAAAGGAGTTAGTAAAGGTGCTATGTCAGAAGAAACAAAACAAAAGATGCGTAAACCAAAGTCAGAAGAAACAAAACAAAAGATGCGTAAACCAAAGTCAGAAGCACATATAACAGCCATACAAGAATCTAAATTACGTAAGAAATTAGCTAAGTTATTATAGTCGTTATTAGAGCATAAATCATATTATCTATTTTAGTCTCTCTTTAAAGAATGTCTAAAGACATTCGCATTTCGCTTGCGCTCATGCTTTTTCTTCTAATCTAATTAATTTAAATTACTTTAATATTACTGTTTCGCTTTTGACTTTAGAACTGCTTCATCCAGATTATAGTCATACTTCACCCACTAAAGGCAAAGTAAAACAGAGTCACTTCATCCGAGTGCTTCATCATACTAACTAAAAGAGATTATATTCATTTACACGGAAGCGGTCGCCCTGTACTCCCTACTCTTGCTTCTTACGACGGT